CACTAGGTATTAGTTGGTACGAAGGTGCATTAGTAGATGCTATTCCTATGGTGCCAGATAGACTAAGTTATACTGAAATGGCATTACCCGAGTTCAAATATCCTAGTAAATGGACAGACGACTATAGTAATTATAGATCACACCGCGGCGAACTTGTTGCTAAGATTCGTGACTATATGGAAAACTACGATGATTATCTAGTAAGTTTAGAGAAGCAACGTACTCGTTTAAACAAAGAATTTTTTAGCGGAGCAGCATTGTATGACGCAATCAAAAGATGATAAAGATATTGTTTTCGATATAACAACATCTGATTCAATAACTATTAATATGAATGATTTGTATGACGCAACCGACTGTCTTACTATTAATACAGATACGGTAATGTGTGATACAGTAGATATTAATACGCTTACAAGTAATGATAATATTGACTTAGACTGGATTAGTAGTATTACACTTGATCGTGTCATGTTTGAAGATTATATGCCAGAGCCTGGGACACTAAAACTCATGGCTGAACAATATCCTGCACTCAAAAAAGCATATGAAAACTTTAAAACAATTTATAAAATGGTAGAACAAGACTGGAAAGGTAATCATGCAGATGACGACGAAGAACTCCCTTTCTGAAGATATTATAATCTATGACAATGTATTTGATACAAACAATTTAAATTTGATTATTGCAGATGTTATGGATAAAAATTATCGCACAGGCGAAGTAGACAGAGCAGATGCTCCACCTTCTGGTGTTGTGTGTGATCTCACTGATAGTATTACCGAAAAACTATTATTAGATTTTTTAGAAGAAAACTGTAAAGATAGATTTGAGGTTACACGTTGCTATTGTAATCTTTTTGCTGCAAATGAAGTTGCCTATTTCCACGAAGATGAATCTGATTACACATTGATGTTTTATCCATCATGGGAATGGAGTCCAGATGCAGGCGGAGAAACAAAATTTTTATTGAATACTGATTTAAAAATGATGCAAGATCCTACTAGTGAGTTACCGTTGTTTATAGGTGTTCCTCCTATTCCAAATAGAATTGTGTTATTCAAAGGTAAAATTCCGCATAGTGCATCTCCTTTAAGAAACAATCAAAGATTTACAGCAGTTTTAAAACTCAAGGAAAAATAATGAAAAAGAAGTTTTACAGTTGGGACGATGTGCATAAGGCTGCACACAGTATTGCTCTACAGATGTATAAAGATGCATGGCGTCCTGATTACATTGTAGGCATTAATAGAGGAGGCCTTCCTTTAGCTGTGATACTAAGCCACATTACAGGTATTAATATGAATACTCTAGATGTAAGGCTACGTGACGGTGATGATTCCACAGGCCCAGAATCAAACTGCTGGATGGCTGAAGATGCATTTGGATATGTATCAGAGTTTGATAGAGATGGTATTTTTGAAAATCTTACTAGTCACCCAGATAAAAAGAAAAACATTCTTATTGTAGATGACATCAATGATACCGGTGCTACTTTCAATTGGATTAAACAAGATTGGCAAAGCGGTTGCTTGCCTGATAATCCAAACTGGGATACTGTATGGGGACAAAATGTTAGATTCGCAGCAATGACAGAAAATCTAAGTAGTGAATGCGGAATGGTTGATTACTATTGGGATGAGGTTAATAAATCAGAAGAAGATGTATGGCTAGTATATCCATACGAAAAAGAAGGAAGATAAGATGAAAGAATATTTTAATTTTAATGGAACAGCAAAGCGTCAAGAATACTGGGCTGTAATTGTTGTTTCCATTTTAGCATATGTAGCAGGATTTATTGCGCTAGAAGGTTCAGGCGGATTAGGTGCGTTGATTGCAATCGTTTTGTTTGTCGCCGCTCTATGGGCTATGATTGCTGTTACAGTAAAGCGCCTGCGAGATGCGGGTCTTAGCGTATGGTGGATACTTGCAACACTAGTGCCATATATAGGCGGTATTGCTACCATTGTGTTTGGTTGTATTGGAAGCAAAGAATGAGTTGTGGATGCGGAAGATCGCCTACAGGACGTTGTGTCGGTTGGCATAACCTAACAGAGGAACAATACCTCGAGAAAAAAGCACAATATGAAGCTAGACAGAGACAGAAGGAATCAAAGGAATGAAAGAACAATTGGTAAAAGCAGCACGGATGCATGCCGAAGGTGAGCTAGAAAGAGCAAAAACAAATATCATGGTATACATGCACAGTTCGACAGGTATTGGTGAGCACAGCGATATTGTGGAAGCTATTCAAGAAGAACTTGATAAAATGGCTGCGGCAAATGACCGCATTGAAATGTTAGACAAATATTTTAGTGCTTGACAAAAACCTAAATAAATGGTACAATACTTGTAGTGTTGTACCATTTTTTACGACTGGAGTTTCGAATGGATGATTTAGATTTACATAGTTTATTTCCGACTGTAGTATATAGAAAACCTAATGCAGTTATTATCACAGAAGAAGAAAAAAACTATCTAAAAAATATTCCATATATTGAAAATTTACTAGGAAATAAAATATCAAGTGATAAGTTTCTATTAGATAATATAGAACTCAGTCGTGTAAAAGATGAACTTACAACACATCTTAACGTATATCTAAATAAAGTTATGAACATTGATAATGAGTTGTATATTACAAATTCATGGATCAATATCACGCACAAAGATCAAGAGCACCATGTTCACAATCATACTAATAGTATTTTGTCAGGAGTTTTATACATTCAGGTAGCAGACAGTCAGCCATATATTAGTTTTCACAGAATGGACAGTCCGTTATTGTTGACAATGAAAGCTAGTGAATATCATGCTGCAAATTCAGAAGAATGGAATATTCCTTTAGAAGACAATGATGTAGTTATTTTCCCATCTAAAATGTATCATTCAGTAGCGCCTAATCGTACAGATAATCTCAGAATAAGTATTGCATTCAATAGTTTTATTAGAGGAACAATAGGTACTGATATTTCTGGCGCAGATTTGAATTTAAAATAGTTGACAAAACCTAAATAATAGTATATACTTTAACAATAAGACATCCACGTCTTTAACTCGGAGAATATAAATTGAGCAAAGCAAAACAAATTAAAGCCCGTTTGCAAGATGCAAACATTCGCTATTGGGCTGGCGATAACATTTCAGAAGTATTACAAGCAGGTGATAAAGAAGCACTTATCGAAGATGCTACACTAGCATTTGAAGGTGTGCTTGATGCACTTCTAATTGATCGCCACAACGATCCTAATTCACAAGGTACAGCAAGACGTCTTGCTAAAATGTACTTTAATGAGATTATGGCAGGACGTTATGATCCTATGCCTAGTGCAACAGCATTTCCAAATGACTCAGACGAACGATACGAAGGTATGCTTGTTGTTCGTTCAGAACTAAAAAGTATGTGTTCGCATCATCACCAGCCAGTAGGCGGTGTAGCATACATTGGTATTATTGCTAGTGACAAGTTGATCGGATTATCTAAGTACACACGTATTGCACAGTGGTGTGCTCGACGCGGTACACTGCAAGAAGAACTTGCAATGGATATTGCACGTGAGATTAAGAAAGCAACAGGTGCTGAACATTTAGGTGTATACATCCAAGCAACACACGGTTGTTGCGAAAACCGCGGCATTATGGCACATAGTTCATTGACGCAGACAACTGTACTAGAAGGTAGCTTTAAGAGCGATCCAGGTACAAAGAAAGAGTTCTTTGACAACATTAAACTACAGCAGGAGTTTGCACCGAGATGAAACTAAGATATTCAGAAGCATTTTACAGTGTGCAAGGTGAAGGTAAGTTCGTAGGAGTACCTAGTGTATTCCTACGCACCTTTGGTTGTAACTTTCGTTGTATGAACTTTGGTGTTGATACTAAAAAAGATCGTTGGGAACAGCACAAAGAAGGCAATCGTTATAATGCAGAAGTAAAAGCATTAATTGATGCTAAGGTACACGAAACAACTGAAAAGTTTGAAGATTTGCCTATCATTCACACAGGCTGTGATACATATGCAAGTATCTATCCAGAGTTTAAACACTTTAATCGACAGGCAACTGTTGACGAAGTAGTTGAACATTTGCTATCACTTACTCCTAACGGTAAGTGGGTACAGGATAATGGTCAAGACGTTCATCTAATCTTGACTGGTGGAGAACCTTTGTTAGCGTGGCAAAGACTCTACATTGATCTATTTGAACATCCACGTATGCAGGATCTTAAAAATGTCACATTTGAAACAAACACTACACAACCTTTACACTCAGAGTTTTACGAGTATCTTAACACTCAAGAACGATTTACAATCACGTGGAGTTGTTCCCCGAAACTTAGTGTTAGCGGAGAACCTTGGGATACTGCTATCCTGCCTGTTGTCGCTCATCAGTATAGTACTGTTAACGGTAGTGGCATTTATTTCAAGTTTGTTGTCGCTACTCAATCTGATTTTGCAGAAGTTAAAGCTGCTGTGGACGCTTACAGAACTGCCGGGGTACAATGTCCGGTATACCTTATGCCGTTGGGCGGACGCAGTGAAGAATATTCTCTCAACGTTAAAGACGTTGCCGAAGCGTGTATGGCAGAAGGATGGCGATTTACCCCAAGACTACACATATCACTATTCGGGAATGCCTGGGGGACTTAGTGAAGAAGACCTTGATCACATTCGAGGTAAAAAGATCACTGAAGAACAGTATGACAAGATAAGGAAACAGTTATGAAAGATAAACGCACAGAAAAAATTGTAGACGAACTGAAAGATTTAGTTATACGACTAAACAAATTAGATTCAATTTTACAAAAAATGGACGTTAGTTATAATTTATCAAGATCACGCAGAGATCAACCATGGACTGTAGATGAAGTTATACAAAGGGTAGAATACTAATGTGGAATAAAATTAAAGATGCTCTAGGTATTTCGACTCCTATAAAAGAAACTATTGCTGTAGAAAAGACACAAGAAGAAGTGCGTCGAGAAGCATTAGAAGCAGAAAAAGAAGCTGCTACGCAAGCTGGTGAACCGTGGGTGGCTGTGCTAGACACACAAGTTAATCCGGACAATATTAAAAACGGTTTCTTTGAATTAGATTGGAACAATGAATTCATTGAACAACTGCTTGATGCTGGTTATAAAGGCGAAACACAAGAAGAAATTGTTGATGCTTGGTTTAGAACCATTGTTTACCAAATGTTAGAGGAAGAAGGCCAATCAACTGATAGAGGCGCCGGCTATATTAATGTTGTTCCAATTGACAAAGGAAAAAGTGAGGTTTCATAATGAAAACTAAAGATGAAGCATACGAAATCATTTGTGATCTGAATGAAGAAGCTCATGCCGCTACTTATGATGCATGGGTAGAAGCAGATGATATGGAAGATGAAGATGAAGATATGGCTGAAGAAATGCGCGAAGATGCTTCTTATCAGCAAGCACACGAGTTTCGTGAAGCATTTCAAACACTAATGCCAAAAGACAAAGAAGCAGTCCTATATTATGTCAAACACGACGAAGATTTTGCCGAAGAATTTAACGCATGGTGGGGCGAAACAGATGCGTGATGATCTAATGGTACAACAGCAAGTTGAATCAGTTTGGCAACATATGGTTGGCGTTATCTGTTTAAATCAAACAAACCGTAAGCAAGTAAAACGTGTATTACCAATGTTGTTTGGCATTTGTCCTACTCCAATGCATTTAATCAATACCACTCCTGAAACAATTAAAATGATAATTCGGCCACTAGGTATGGTAAATGTACGTGAAAACCGTCTGCGCCGTATGTCAAATGATTACTTGACATGGGACGGAAATGATGCTACAGTATTACATGGAATAGGAAAATACGGTAGTGACAGTTATCGATTGTTTTACAAGAATGAGATACCTGATAATATCGGTGACCATGAATTGAAACGTTATGTGGAAGAAGAATTAAATGGCAACTTATGTACTAGTTGATACAGCAAACACTTTCTTTAGAGCTCGACATGTTGTGCGTGGCGATATCGATACTAAAGTAGGTATGGCACTACATATTACACTTAATAGTGTTAAGAAAGCTTGGGAAGACTTTGATGCAGATCATGTTGTGTTCTGCTTAGAAGGACGTAGCTGGCGCAAGGATTATTATGAGCCTTACAAGCGTAATCGTCAAGAAGCTCGTGATGCACTTACTCCTACACAAGCAGAGGAAGACAAAGTGTTTTGGGAAATCTTTGATGAGTTTAAAGACTTCATTAGTACAAAGACTAATTGTACAATGATTCGACATCCACAACTAGAAGCAGATGATTTGATTGCAGGCTGGGTACAAGCACATCCGAACGATGATCATGTTATTATTTCAACAGACGGTGACTTTGCACAGTTGATTGCTCCTAATGTACGTCAGTACAACGGGGTAAGTAATACTACTATTACAGTAGAAGGATATTTTGATGACAAAGGAAAGCCTGTCCTGGATAAGAAGACAGGAGAACCGAAACCTGCTCCAGATCCTGAATACATGTTGTTTGAGAAATGTATGCGTGGCGACACTAGTGACAACGTGTTTAGCGCCTATCCAGGTGTTAGAAAAAAAGGCACAAAGAACAAAGTCGGACTAATTGAAGCATTTGAAGATAAAAAGACAAAAGGCTTTAATTGGAATAACATGATGCTACAGCGTTGGGTAGATCATAACGGTGATGAGCATCGTGTGCTAGATGATTACACACGTAATGTTACACTGTGTGATCTTACTGCACAACCAGACGACATTAGAGAGATAATTAATAACACTATTGCAGAAGTTGAATCAAAAGACATTAGTCAAGTAGGTATGAGGCTCATGAAGTTTTGTGCTAAGTGGGATATGCAGCGTATTGCAGACAATGCACAACATTATAGTAAAGCACTATCAGCGAGGTATATTAAATGACAGTCAAAGCAAAAACAGTTTTAAATGATAAATTTTGGATTATTGAAAAAGATGGTGTAAATGTAGGAACACTATCTATAAATGATGACAAGTATATGTTAAGTAGTTCAGATGGTATCAAGTTTTTTGATAACAAACGCCAGCTAGAAAGAAATATTGGACCTACTGTATTTGAAATTAAAGAACACATAGATCTATTACCTGAAAAAGTAGTACACGGATATTCTACTAGTACTGCGCCTTTTAACCCGTTGTATGATGTAAAGCGCAAACTTCCACTATTTACAAAAAGCGAAAAATCAAAAAGTCTTTATTGTGCTGGATATTACATTATTCGATTTGACAAAGGTTGGGTTAAAAGTTTTTGTCCTAAACTGATTACAGTTGAACGTTATGAAACACACGGTCCATTTAAAACTGATTTAGAAATGAAGCAGGAGTTAAGTCGTGTCAACTCAAACAATTGATCCTTTAAATACTATTCCATTACAGCAATTCTTACAACAGGTAAAGGCAGCTGAAAATAGTAGAGCAAGAGAAGTCAAACTAGATATCGGACAAGCAAAAAATCTTGCCTTTACTATTGGTATAGTTATGAGTAGACTACACGGCGACTTAGAAAAATTAGTAAAAGAAAACGCTCAAACTGAAGAAGTAATCGAAATTCAACTAGACGGCGGCTCTGATTTTAAATAAACTACGTAGATAATTAGATAAATATATGCGTAGTTAATTAAAAGGATTACGCATATGAGTCGCCCTAAGCCGAATGTATTACTAGAGTATATAGACAATAAAACCTATAAGTGTGAGCAAGTTTTAGAAGCAGAAGCAATATGGGCAGTGTTCTATAGAGGGAAGCCTTTTAATTTAAAAAGTTCTAACGCCTTAACTAATTATCCTGGTCCAAAATATAAAAAGACTAGCTTTAGTAATCCAGGTCATGCTCATAATCTAGCAAAGAAATTAAATGTACTATATAACTGCGACGATTTTGATGTATATATGTTGACCTCAGGTAAACTTGTTGTAGAAGATGAATGAACTGGAAAGAGACATATACCAAAGTTTTTTTAAACCAGCTAGGAAAAGCAGGTAGTGAAACTAACGTAAAACAATATCTTCCTATCTGGTGGCAAAACACTAGAAATAAAGGCGAAGGCGGATTAAGACTTACTGAACAGGGTATGGAAATGGTTAAAGAAATAGGTCTTGCTACATATGATGTTCCGTATCCGAAAGACATGCCTCTTACTACACAGGTTATTATTTTCTTAGATCAATTTATTGATTGCCCATATTATCTTACTAATAGAAGTATAACTGTATTGAACGAAAAGAAAGCAGTTGAACTTACTCTTTTTAGTGGAGATTTACGCAAATATGGTTTAACAAAAGCAATGACAAGGCAAAAGAAAGATGACAATTGATTTACACGGATGTCACATACACGAAGGTTGGCGTAAATTTAATCGAGCAATAGAACAAGCTTATTTAAACAACTACCGAAGAGTGACGGTAATTACAGGACAAGGTTCTATGATGCAAGAACTACCTACGTGGGCTCATAATCATGCTAGAATAAGAGAAATTAAAAATCCTCAAAAACATAATCCGGGTAGTTTCACAATAATTTTGGTAAAAAAAGGTTGACTTTATCTTAATTGATGTTATATTAATAGTATAGCAGTTAATCCAAAGAGGGAATTAAAATGGAAAATGTAGCAACACGTACTGTAACTCCTAATAGCGCAAAAGCAAGTATTAAACACGCTATTATGAAAAAACGTCCTATCTTTCTTTGGGGACCTCCCGGTATTGGTAAATCCGATATTGTGCAGCAAATTACAGATAGCTTACCTAACTCACATTTGATTGACATTCGACTGTCGCTTTGGGAACCTACAGACATCAAAGGTATTCCATACTTTGACAGCAACTCAGGTACAATGGTTTGGGGTGCTCCTAGCGAACTGCCAGACGCAGACTTTGCAGCACAGTATGATAATATTGTACTGTTTTTAGACGAGATGAACTCAGCTGCACCTGCTGTGCAAGCGGCAGCATATCAGTTGATTCTAAATCGCCGTGTAGGACAATACAAACTGCCAGACAATGTTATGATTGTCGCCGCTGGTAACCGTGAAGCAGACAAAGGCGTCACTTACCGTATGCCGGCTCCGTTGGCAAACCGTTTTGTTCACTTAGAAATGGCAGTATCATTTGATGACTGGTTCCAGTGGGCAGTTGATAACAACATTCACAAAGACGTTGTTGGTTTCCTTACTTTTAGCAAAAAAGATTTATACGACTTTGATCCTAAGAGTCCAAGCCGTTCTTTTGCAACGCCTCGTTCTTGGTCGTTTGTATCTGAAATGCTCGAAGACGAGCTTGACGAAAACACAACTACTGATCTTGTATCAGGTTCAGTAGGTGAAGGACTTGCTGTTAAGTTTATGGCACACCGCAAAGTTGCATCAAGTATGCCAAACCCGACTGATATTCTTGTAGGCAAAGTAAAAGAGCTGAAAACTAAAGAAATCAGTGCAATGTATTCCTTGACTGTTTCACTGTGCTATGAACTCAAAGAAGCTTGTGATGCAGGCGACAAGAAGTTCGATGACAAAGTAAACAACTTCCTACGCTTTTCGATGGATAACTTTGATACTGAACTAGTTGTTATGGGCATTAAGCTCGCACTAACACAGTATTCATTGCCCATTGATCCAGACGAAGTGGAGTGCTTTGATGAATTCCACGATCGTTATGGGCACTACATTAAAGCCGCTCAACAAGCATAAGTATTGACATAGAGGATAAGCAAATGGCAACTCCAAAAGATACTTCTAGCAAACTTAAAAACTGGCAGCCTGATCCAGATATTACCGAAGAACAATTAGAAATTATGCGTGAAGAAGTGTTCGACCGCATAGTTGTTGCTCGTGTAGGACTACTACTTCGTCACCCTTTCTTTGGTAATATGGCAACTCGTTTACGGATTTTAGCGGCAGATGATTGGTTGCCAACTGCCGCCGTAGATGGTCGCAATCTTTATTTCAACACTCAGTTCTTTAATGCAATGAATAATAAAGAAATTGAATTTGTTGTAGCACATGAAATTCTACATATGGTTTTTGATCACTTAGGTCGTAGAGACTATCGTAATCCTATGCTGTATAACATTGCTGCTGATTACATTGTTAACAATACACTAGTACGTGATCGTATTGGTACGACTCCAAGCATTGTAGACTGTTTTCAAGACTTTAAATACGAAGGTTGGACCAGTGAAGAAGTATATGACGAACTGTTCAAAGAAGCAGAAAAGAACGGTCAAGAGTTTTTAGAGCAACTAGGTGAAATGCTAGACGAGCATCTTGATGATGACGGTGACGGTGGCAGTGAAGAAGGTGAAGAAGGACAAGACGGAAAAGGCAATAATGTAAGTAAAAGCCGTCCAAAGTATTCTAAAGAAGAAATTAAAAAGATCAAAGACGAAATTAAAGAGTCTATGATCAATGCGGCGCAGGCAGCAGGCGCTGGCAACACTCCTGCAGGTGTCCAGCGTATGATCAAAGAGCTTACAGAGCCTAAAATGAACTGGCGTGAATTACTACGTCAGCAGATACAAAGTACTATTAAAAGCGATTATACATTTAGCCGCCCTAACCGCAAAGGCTGGCACACTGGTGCTGTACTACCAGGTATGAACTTTGCAGAGACTATTGATATCTGTATTGCGCTAGACATGAGCGGTTCAATTGGTAATGCGCAGGCTGCTGACTTTTTAGGTGAAGTCAAAGGCATTATGGATGAATATAAAGACTATAATATAAAAATATGGTGCTTTGACACAGAAGTTTACAATGAAGATGACTTTACAGCCGATGATGGCAGAGATCTTACTGAGTATGAGATCCACGGAGGTGGCGGTACTGACTTTATGGTGAACTGGCGTTACATGCGTGAGAACGATATTCAGCCTAAGAAGTTTCTAATGTTTACAGACGGCTATGCTTGGGATAGCTGGGGAGAAGATGACTACTGTGACACAGTGTTTGTTATTCACTCACACCATGATAAAAATCTACAAGCACCGTTTGGCACAACTGCCCACTATGAGGAAGCTGCGTGAAGCTAAAAGAGCCCAATCCACTGAATATTTTTAACTTGCGTAAGGTGGACCAGTTTCCACCTTACTTCGACTTTATTAATATTCCGTTTACTTACAATATACAAGAAAGTATAGAAAGATGGATTGAGTCAAATTTAAAAGGTAGATACTATATAGGCCGCACTGTAGACCTTATAGATAATAAAATACAAGGAAACCTAATTAAGATAGGTTTCGAAGAGTCAAAAGAAATGAGTTATTTCATGTTGGCTTGTCCATATTTGAAGTACAAATAAATAATATGCGCATATATATTACACAAGGAGATATTTAAGTATGAGCGATACAAAGACAGATACCCCTGTTTCTTCTGCAGATGCAAATGCAGCACTTGACGGAATGCCTACACAAGCACCGCAAACAGCACC